AAATACAAAAACACATCCGCTGATTTTGGGGAGGTTGTTTTTAGAAATGCCTAAACGCACCCAAGCCAACCGCGAAGCTGATTCGCGGTACACAGCAAAACGAGACGTTAAGCGCGTCTCGTTTAACACGACAAACGCGCAAGATGTTGAGCGATTGCGTAAACTTGAACAGATACCTGATTTTAGCAACTGGGTAAAGTCTAAAATTGATGAGTTACAATATCCCGCCTAGTGCGGGTTTTTTTATTGCCTAAATTTAAGAGTATGCTATAGTTTTGTTAGACATATTTTTAAGTTTAGGGGGCAGCATGAATAATTTACTAGAACGTGCAAAAGAACCAAGCAGTTATTTAGGCATAGGGGCAGTATTTCAGGGTGTAGGCGAGTGTTTAAAGGGAGATTATGCAAACGGCATACCTTTAATTGTTTTGGGTTTAATTGGCGTGTTTAAGGCTGAGAATACACCAAAATGATAAACAACTTAGATAACTCTCAACAACACTTAGAAAATGGATTAACTATGGCAGCCGCTAAAGTGTCCCCACCTGTTATTGTTAGTGGTTTGACAGTAGCAGGGGTGCAGTTACAAGACTGGCTAATTATGGCAACATTGCTTTATACTGTCATACAGATAATTATTGCATTGCCAAAACTTAAACAATCTTTTAATGAGTGGCGCAAAAAATGAGTAATGCTGATATATTCGTGCTGTGTACAATTGTTGTTGTTGCCGTATGCCCGTTTTTATTGTTGTTTATGCTATGAGAGCATTAAAGCTGTTTTTGCAGATGTGCTTAGTTTTAGGCATTTGTGCAATAATCAGTTTTGGCGCGTGGTGTGTTTATTTAGTTTTTTGGTTAATTGAGGGTATGAGATGAGCCAATTATCTAAATACTTTACGCTTAAAGAGATGATTGTTAGTGACTACGCAAAACGGCACAAGATAGACAACACGCCAGACGCTAAAATACTTGCCAAACTTACAATAACAGCTAAAAAACTTGATGCTGTTAGAGAGCTACTAAACACACCGATTATTGTTACATCGGGTTATCGTTGCTTAAAAGTAAACAGAGGCATAGGCTCAAGTGATACAAGCCAACACGTCAAAGGTGAGGCGGTGGATTTTAAGACGCAAAAATACACACCTCGCGAAGCATACGATATAATAAGATTAAGTCATGTTGAATATGACCAATTGATTTTAGAATATGATGATTGGGTGCATATCAGTTTTAAAGATGGCAAGAACAGAAAACAGGCATTTGAGATAGGGTGAGATTATGCAGTTTCAAGCTGGTAATAAGTTTTGGCTTGCAAGGTCATCTCATGGCCGCAATCCAATTTTTAAAGACGCTGAACAATTGCGCGAGGCTTGCTACGAGTATTTCCAATGGGTTGAAAATAATCCTCTTTATGAAGAAAAGATATTTCACAGTCAAGGCGTTATCACCAAAGACACCATAGCAAAAATGCGAGCTATGACTATTGGCGGCCTTTGTGTTTTTCTTGATATTGATAGAACAACTTGGGAAAACTATAGAAATAATCCCGATTTTTTCCGTATCACAAAAGAAGTTGAAGAAATAATCTATAATCAAAAATTCACAGGCGCGGCGGCTGACCTACTAAACGCTAATATCATTGCTAGAGAGTTAGGGTTATCTGATAAGGTGCAGAACGAACACACGGGCGCAAACGGAACAGCGTTAATACCATCAGCCAAGCAAATGACCACAGACGAACTAAAAGCCGAATTAGAGGCGTTAGGTGTTAAATTCTAGGACGTTAGAGCTAGTAAAAGAGTTAAGACTACGTGAGGCGCGTGAGTCTTTTTTTGCATATCGAAAACTGACTAATCCAAGACTTAAACTAGGTTGGTGGCAAAAAGAGGTTTGTAACGAGTTACAACAATTCTACGATGACTTAACCGCTAACAAACGACCTCAATTAGTTATTCAAGCACCGCCACAACACGGCAAGTCTGATTTAATCATTAGTTTTATCTCATGGTTAGCTGGCAAAAATCCTGAGCTACGCACAATATACACGTCATTTAGCGAGCGATTAGGCGTAAGAGCCAATCTAAAATTACAACGCCTGTATGATAGTGCTATTTATCAAGAAATATTTCCTGATACTAAAATAAGCACAAAAGGCGCAATCGGTGCTGATGCTATTCGGAATAGAGAGTTATTAGAATACTGTGATAATTTAGGTTATTTTCGTAATACAACAGTTGGCGGTTCAATCACAGGCGAGGGATTAGATTTAGGTGTGATTGATGACCCGATAAAAGGCCGAAAAGAGGCTAACTCTAAAACGATTCGCGATGGTGTTTGGGATTGGTTTACCGATGATTTCTTTACGCGGTTTAGTGAAAATGCAGGGTTATTGTGCATATTAACACGGTGGCACATTGATGACCCAATAGGCCGACTCATTGAAAAATATCAAAATGTGAAAGTATTGAGTTATCCCGCTATTGCTGAGCATGACGAAAAAAACCGCAAACAAGGCGAGGCGTTATTTCCTGAGCATAAATCATTAGACTTTTTGCTAGAGCGTAAGATGATGATGGACTCAACCTCTTGGCTATCACTGTATCAGCAAAATCCTATTGTTATCGGCGGTGACATAATTAAAGTCTCATGGTTTGGCCGTTATTCAGTATTGCCACCTCTTAAATACCGTAAAATCTATGCTGATACCGCACAAAAAACAAAAGAGCATAACGATTTTAGCGTGTTTGAATGTTGGGGATTAGGTGAAGATAACAAAATTTATTTAACGGATATGAATCGCGGCAAATGGGAAGCACCCGACCTAAAACGCCAAGCTGTCGATTTTTGGACTAAGCATATTGCCAAAACAGAACAAGGCGTATTGCGTGAGATGTGCGTTGAAGATAAAGCAAGCGGAACTGGTTTAATTCAAGATATTAAACGAGACGCTAAAATACCTATTAAAGCCATACAAAGAAATGTTGACAAATTAACTAGAGTGCAAGATGTTGTTTCGTACATTGAATCGGGTTATGTTATGATTCCAAACGAATCACGTTTTGTTAGTGATTTTATTAGTGAGTGCGAGGCTTTTACGGCTGATAATGCACACAGTCACGATGACCAAATAGACCCAATGTGTGATGCTATTGTTGATATGTTATCAAAACATGGTCAATCAGAATTAAGAGTGAGACGGCTATGACTAAAAAATGGTGGCAATTTTGGAAACAAGAGCAAAAGAGCCAGTTTTTAAACGTACTCATTCGACAGCAAGGGGCTAATTTTAGCACCTACAATTTTGCAAACTTTATCGAAGAAGCATACAAACTAAATCCGACTGTTTACGCTTGCATACAAGAGTATGTCAAGGCGTGGAACTCATGCCCGATTGTTGTTAAACGCGGTGAAGATGTTGTCACCAATGACACACTGAATAAACTATTGAGTAATCCCAACGAGCAGCAGTCATGGTTTGAGTTTTGTGAACAGGCGGTTATTTATTATTTGTGCGGCGGTGAAGCTCCGATTTATGGTGATGCTGTTATCCCGTCAAGATTGCCTAATGAGCTATGGATTTTGCGTCCTGATTGGCTTACACCGATGATGTCTAGTGAGAGCATGGGCAAGGTGGCATTGTGGCAGTACAGCGCAAGCGACACCACAGCTAAGTCCATGCAGATATTCCCGACAAACTTATTACTTTGGAAAGCATACGACCCATTATGTCGTCATCGCGGTTCTAGTCCATTAGCACCTGCCGCCTACGCAATCGACCAATTAAATGAATACTCAAAAACAAATTACGCTTTGCTTAAAAACGGTATGCAGCCGAGTGGTGCATTGACTACCGAGCAAAATATAACCGAAGACAGTTTTGAGCGATTAAAGGCGCAAATTAACGATACATACATGGGCAGCGAAAACAACGGAAAGCCTTTAATGTTAGAGGGCGGATTAAACTGGCAGCCGTTCAGCTTTAACTTGCGAGATGCTGAGTTTTTAGGTGGTAAAACATCAAGCAAATTAGATATTTGTGAGGCGTTAGACGTACCCGCGCAATTGTTAGGCATACAAGGCAGTCAAACATATGCTAACTACGAACAGGCAAGGGCATCTTTTTATGAAGATAGCGCAATCCCTCTTTTTAATTCGTTCTTATCATCGCTTAATAGGTGGCTAGGGTGGAGAGCAGGATTAAAGCCGACCGACAAATTATGTGTTGATATTGACGCGGTGGCAGCATTAGAACCAAGACGCGCCGAGCGTAACAAAATACTAGACACGCTCCAATCAATCAGCACTAATGAAAAACGTATGGCGATGGGTTATGAATCGGTTGATGGTGGCGATGTGATTTTAGTCAATAGTGGTTTAATCCCTTTAGATATGGCTGGTGCTGATATACCTAGCCTTACGCCTCCGAGCATTTAGCGATGGATAAAGCCAAACTGAGCAAACAGCGTTACGCTAGAATGGTTTTGATGATGCAAGACCGTATCATGTTGGCTTATTACAAAGCGATTAGTGCCGAGATTAAACGAGCAGGACGCGCTATAGCCTCATTGTATAAAGAGGGTGTAACTGACTTTAGTGATGTACAAGTCAAGCATGGCGAGGATATGCTTAAAATCCTGTCAGGTTTGAACAAACAAGCGATAAACATCACTAAAAAGATGGGATTTATTGAGATTAAAAAAGTCACGTTTGAATCTAACATTGAAGAGCAAATATATAACACGCTACTTGCAAACATGGCCATAACTGCTCAAAACATTGCACAAACGACCGTTGCCAGTGCTATGGCTGTCATCGCGGCAAGCATGGAGCAAAATGTGGCAGCCACAGCCGTACAGACTGAAACAGTTTTAGATATAACCACAGGCCGCACAAGAAGCACAAAGCCGCCTAAACGTATTGCATTTTTAGAACCCGATGATATTGCGGCTAACATCACAAAAAACATTAACAATTCATCATTAAGCCGTTCAATGACCATCGCACGAACTGAGACGCACAAGGCGACAAACACAGCGCAATTTATGCGAGCAGAACAAGCGGCAAATGATAGCGGCTTAATGGTTGAAGTTGAATGGATTGCAACAAACGACAGCCGAGTGAGAGACACGCATCAATCAGCAGACGGCCAGCGTGTACCAATGGGTCAAAAATTTAAAGTCGGGGGGCAGATGGTGCGTTATCCTAGTGCGCCTGAATGCAGCGCGGCTAATTCTATTAATTGCCGATGTGTACTCGGCTATCATGTTGTCTAAGGGGGCAATAAAATGAGATTACAATACACAAAGGCAATGGCCTTAGTCGATAAAGATTTTAGTGAAGAAAAAGAGGGTCTTTTTAAAGGCTATGCCGCAGCAACTGGCAACATTGACAGAGGTAATGACATCATTTTAAAAGGTGCGTTTACCGAGTCATTGGGCAAAACAGACCCGTCTAAAATTCGCGTATTATGGCAGCATAGTTGGGATAATCCAATTGGCAAAACGTTATCAATGAGTGAGGACGATAATGGCTTGTTAGTCGAGGGTGAGTTATTGCTTGATATTGAGCGGGCAAGAGATGCGCGTACACTGATTAAAAACAATGCGATTGACGGGTTAAGCATTGGCTTTACTGTTGACGATTTTAGTTTTGAAAACAACGTGCGAGTGATTAAAAAGCTAACTGTACATGAATTTAGTTTTGTCACTTTTGCCATGAATACAAACGCTATTGTAAATGATATAAAAAGTGCTAAACTGACAACATTGAGAGATTGTGAAAACTACCTGCGCGATGCTTGTATGATGTCACGCTCTGAGGCTAAAACGTTTTTATCTATTGTTAAAAAATCGCGTGATGTGATTGATAATGAGGATGAAATTACAGCTTCATTAGTGAAACTTCAACAAACGTTAAGAGGTAAGTAACCATGAGTGATGAACTCAAGTCCCTAATTGACGGCGTACAAAAAGCCGTTCAAGAAAACCGCACAAACTTTGAATCCCAACTTCAAGAAGTTAAAAAGTTTGGCCAAGTATCTGCCGATACAGCCGAAAAAACAGCGCGTATTGAACAAGACATCGCTGGTTTAGTGCAATCCATTCAAGAAGTTAAAAAAGCGCAATTGGCACAAGCCGAGCAAAGCCAACCTGACGCATTAACCATTGAGCAAAAAACAGCTAAATCTGCTTTGTTTAAAACTATGCAAGGCATGGCGTTAAACGATGCAGAAGTTAAAGCCTTAAACACTTTAACCAATCCTGACGGCGGTTATTTAACATCTGCCGATATGAGTGGCCGTATCGTTCAGCGTATCCGCGACAATTCCCCGATTCGCCGTTATGCCAATGTCAAAACCACAGGCAAAAGCACAGTTAAAGGTATTGTCAACAATGGCCGTAATGGTTATACATGGGGCTATCAAGGTGCAACGGTTGCAGATTCGACAACTAAGAAGTTCGGCGAATGGCAAATTGATGTTAAAGACTTGATTGCTTATCCTGCCGCTACCACTCAAATGTTGGAAGATGCAGACTACGACATCGAAGCGATGATTGTAGATGATGCAACAATGGGTTTTAGTGAGGGCGAGGCTTACGGCTTCTTGTTAGGCGACGGCGTTTTACAACCACGCGGCCTGATGACAGTTGCTACTGCTTACACAGGCGATAATACCCGCGCATGGGGTACAGTACAAAAGTTCAAAACTGGTGTGAATGGTGCTTTTGCTGCTAATCCGAACGGTGGCGATGTGTTTATTGATGCAAGCGCATCTTTACGCGCAGCCTATCGCAACGGTGCGGTATTTGGTATGAATCGCTTTACTTTCGCTTCTGCAATGAAGCTAAAAAACAGTGATGGCGATTATATCTGGCAGCCAAGCTGGAACTTAACACAAACGCCTTTCGGCTCTATTTGTGGTATTCCTGTTGACCCGTCATTTGACCACATGGCCGATGTCGCTAATGATTCGTTATCTATTTTTGTTGGTAACTTAAATCAGGCTTATCAAATTGTTGACCGTCGCGGTATCTTAGTCATTCGTGACAACGTAACCACACCAGGTAAGGTTAAATGGTATTTCACAAAACGCACAGGCGGCGATGTTGTGAACTCCGAAGCCGTCCGTTTCATTGAATTCAAAGCGTAATAGGGGTGCTTAAATGAGCGTTACTAAAGATTTACATAATCAAATCAGCATCTCTACAGCAATCGCTTTAACGGCGGTTGC